ACGATATTGTAAAATTAAACGTATACGACTATTAAACTTAGCGTATAAAGCTTTCAAAGAATATGGATCCTACTCTGATCCCACTTATTCTATCTGGTCGTCTTCCCATTTGGACACCAGCACTATACTCTAGTGAAATGAAAATGCATTATAGTCGGTTGAGAGCTATCTCCCGCATAGTCAACAAAAGTAATTTGAAAAGATTGCTTAAAGTCGTCCTTGGCGCAGCTGTTCTTCAACTTCTTTATCGATTTTTGAAACGCATGTTAAAATATGCAGTAGATCTTTACGGTAAGGAACGATGGGATGAAAGAATCTCAGAGAGGATAGTTAAGCTGAAGTCGTACTTGTTGCATAAAGTCACCACGAAAATTGAAGATAATGAGGATTTTCGCCATCTATGGCAGAATTGTAATCAAATCTCCGAAGTAACGATGCCAGTTGGACATCCGCATCCGCAATCAGCATCAGCCAGAACAGGTTGTAGCCGAGCAATGTCAGAGTTAATTCGTTTTCGAGGAATGGAGGAATACGTCATTTCAATGTCAAGCCGTGATGGGAATCGCGAAGGCAACCATGAATTGATACAACCTAAAGACATCCTGCATGAGCCTGTACACAGTACAGTTGAGAGACATCACGTCATTAAAATGATAGATGTGGACTACTATGTAGATATGCATAAGTGGTTAGCTTACGAGCGCCCGGTCCTCATTTATACATTTACCCCTGATGAAGTAAGCTTCCGCAATGAAGAATACTCGTATCAGGTCGAAAATGACGAAGAGGTCAGCATGACAGTGAACGGTGGGACGGAATACCGTCATAAGTTATGGGATTACTCACATGACTACATCGTAACACGCAGTGGATTCTTTACTTGGGTAGTTTCTTCCGTAGACGTCCGAGCCGTAGGCAAACATCGTAGTACGATTTGTATTGTACCAGTAGCGAAAGTTATTGGTTGGGGCTGGTTATTACCGCACAATGTACTCAAAAGACGCAGATTCATGCACCACGCAGGAGTTCTAATGACGCGATTCATTAGAAATGGGACCGATATGGTCTCCGTAAAATGCGATGGGGCAGCAAACAGTGTCACTTTGACGTCAAAATCATTTGAATCCATGCAGGTCCGCATAGCTCAATCAGCGAAAGTGGTCATGTCTGACATTGAAAGGTTTTTGAAGAAGGATAGCGCAATGGATGCGGCAAATGATGCTGCGTTACTTGTGCGAATCTTTCAACGCATTGGCCTGGACGTAAGTCCACCAGCAATCTCACAGAATGAAACACCAAGAGCAATGGGGTTTCTAACATTGACTGAGATTGAAGAACGTAATGAACGTCTCAAAGCAGAAAAACGAGAGGCAAACATAATGAAAAGATCAAAGAAGACTGAAGATCCAAAACCCGGGCCGAGTGGAATCAATTTGGCGAAATCTGAATTGGGACACTATCAGTATTGTGGTGATGAATCTTTGGTCACAGAAGACGGACGAGAAATCGGACGCTCATTATGCCCTTCGTTAGTAACAAATCCGGATGTCGTTCCAAATAGATCGTGGAACAACGATGTAGCCAGCATAGTTGGAAGAGTAAAGACACAAGAAAACTCGACAATTCCGCCCAACAAATATGCTAAGTATGTAGATGATTTCGTTCGTGAAATGATACCCCACGCTGGAAAAGGTGTGCCGTATTCTGCTGATGAAATAATACACATACAGGACCGAGTGACTCAAAGGAATAGGTCTGAACAAGCACGACCGTGGATGATGGCAGATCCAATGATAAATTTACGTTCATTTATGAAAGGAGAGTCCTATTCTAAAATGGCAGATCCCCGAAACATTACGACCGTAGGAACAGAACACACTCTTATATTGAGCACACACACATACGCTTTTAAGCGCGACGTCTTGCATCATCAATTTTGGTATGCGCCAGGTAAATCCCCAATTGAACTTGCCAAGACAGTCATCGATTTATGTGATTTTGACTCAATAACTGAAGGTGATTTCAGCCGTTTTGATGGCACTGTATCCCGCTGGCTTCGAGAGCAATTAGAGCAAGCTGCATATCTGAGATGGGTTCATCCCGATTTCAAACAGCAATTGTTCATTTGTTTGAAAAATGAAATAGGGGCAAACGCCTGGACTTCAAATGGACTTGCGTACGAACCAAAATCGTCACGCTTGTCTGGTTCCCCTCTGACAACAGACTCCAACACTATGATATGCGCTTTTGTAGCGTATTCCGCTGGTAGATTGGCAGGCTTGAGTCATAAGGAATCCTGGAGAC